CTCCGCAGCTAAATGCGTCATGAATTCCTCTTAGGATAGGCGAAGAAGTATTTGCGCCTAATAAATTGGTAGCTTCTTGAATTGAATTAATTTTTATAATTTGATTTAATTCAATTCCATCACTATGACCTATGAATAATATTGAATTAGTATTATAGTATTCTTCTAATGAATCAAAAATTGGCCTCTTCGAGATAGTCGCACCAGTTGTTGGTCCAGTTAAATCCTTAGACACTCCAGTCGTATTGATGACAGAGTATTTTCCTGTTGTAAGTTGTTCTACGTTAGATAAAGGAATATTTGTTTTAATAGAAAATTGATTATTTGCTGGGATCGAAGAGATAAAATGATTTCCATTAAAGTCTACACTTATTTCTGATATTGAAATTTGATCACCAGATGAAAGATTGTGATCAGTATCAGTTGATAAAGTTATCACTCCATTTTCTATTTTTTTATATACTATATTTCCGACTCTACCAATTTGACTTCTAGAAACTTCAAAATTATGTTCAATTACTTGAGTTCTATCATTGTATGCACATTGAATCGAGACGGTATAAGTTCCACCAAAAAGTGTATCTGGGATTTTGTAATAGAAACCATACTCAGAACCTGATGGTCTATTGTAATAAGAATTTGTCTTAAGAGCTAATCTTGCATACACCTTTGCCGAGTTATAGCTTGATAGACTTGGTAAGGTACTAGCAGTTGTTCTTGCTATTACTGATGTTGTAGTTGGTACAGATGTAATTATATACTCTGTATTGTAGCCACCGCCGACGCCGTAAACAATTACGGTATCTCCAGCCGCTAATTTATGATTTATATCAAATGTAAATGTTGCTGAAACGTAACCATCCACTATTGAAACTGGTGGTGTTATCGATGTAATTCGATAACTTGTATTGATCAACGAAGTGGATGAATGAATTATTTCTCCAGTGCCACCATTTCCTCTCGATACAGTTGCATATATATCTACAGGAGTAGTCTGATCTAAAGGGTCGTAAAATTCACCATTTACCAAAAAGGCGAATCTGAATTTCACCAACTGGCCATTGTGCACTCTTAGCATTTAGTTTTTGCTTTCCCTAGTTGCACCAGCAATCCAGTAAACTATTTTCCCACCTCTACCCCTTATTGGAGCAGAAAAATCTATTAAAAAAATTTCTTGACCACCTGGATAGTCTTCATATATTCTATCACCAGATTTAACATTTGCTGTATCTTGAAAATAATATATTACTTCAGAGCTAACGGTTAAGCCTTGTATATTTTCTTCTAGTATATTAGCAAATCCGTTGAGCCCCCGGATACACAGCCCTTACTGTATACCTTTGCATCTTTTGGCTATAAGTCATAGTCTTTTGATCTAATATTTTTTGAACCAATACATTGTGACCCCAACTACGCAGTACATTACTTAATGTGCGTTTTGGATCAATCATACTTCCTTATTCCTCTTTCTGGAATTGGATTTTCATCTGGTGATTGGATATGAGTTGGTCCATACAGGTCTCTTGGAGTGTAGTAAACTGACAATCCGGTATATGGATCCATGGTTCTTCCTGCTCCAATGGTTGGAAGACTTGGTAAACCCTTTGGTTGAACTGCTTTCATTCCAACTTTTGATGTTAACATTTCTTTCCTAAGCATTGCTGCGATTTGACACCAGGTAGTGGCGTTAGCTCTACTTAGGGTGTTTCTAGGTAGATTTTTATTAGTTATAGAAAGATCACCAAGCCTTACCGAAAGCTCATCATCTCCGCCATTTCCATAGACCCTTGTTAGCTCACAGCAGGTGGCTGCTCTTATGTATTCAAATGCCGTAAATGGAATAGCTGTTCCGTCTTCAGTCTCTAATAATTTAAATATATTTTTTATCTCTATAGAATAGTTATGTATAAATTCACCTATTTCCAACAAAGAAGCGTCAGGGAAATAGGGGAGAAGTTGCTCTGGATCAAGATACAATGGCTCTATGTCCGCTGCAAAAGCTATTATTTCATCCTCCCTTAAGAAGACTGTTGGCCTATAATCCTCTGTTGGAGTACTTACATATATCTGTTGATTAACGCTAATTGTAGTATTGTTTGATAAAACGCCGTTAAAAGAAACCTTATATGTGCCAGCCGTTGATGGGGTATAGTCATAATAAAATTCGGAGCCACTAAGCGACGTAGGAGTAGCCGATATAATCAACACGTTACTTGAATTTGTAATGCTCATGGAAACTGATACAGGAGAAACTTCTACCTGATTACCATTAATATCTACGTCAATAAATTTAACCTTTAGACGCACAGTGTCATTGACTAGTATATTTGTCATTTTTCCTTCTTTAAAAAGTAGATATTTATATAGTAGTACTTTAAATTGTGTTGGTGAGCTTATTCACCCTGATGTTGAATACTAACAAGCGTGCCAGAATGTATAGTTATTTCACTAGCCTGAATGAGTGCAGCTCCCTCTTTCTCAAGAGCCTGTATTGTAATTACTCCAGTTGGAGCTAGATCTATACTTAGAACGCCTATTGCAGTAGCTACCGAATAGTCTTTTTTCCCACCAAAATTAACTTTGATATTATTTAAGGTGACAGGATTTGATATTCCTTCTATTATTAATATAATAGTTCCATCATATTGAATACCAGATTGGCTATAATCAATAAGGTCATTGTAGAGCATAAAAGTCCTTTAAAAGATTTTAACTATATAGTAACGATATAAAGTTAAAATATTATTAGAATTGTAAACCAGCGTCTTTTCTTAGGTTTGGCATCCAGATTCTTGAGTCCCCGTCTACCGGAATTGGACTTCCATTTTCTGGAGTACCATAAGAAATTGCAGATAGATATGCAATTCTCTTACCCTTTGTCACCGGATAGACTTCATGAGTCCCTACATAGTTTGTAGGATATACGGCTATGGTTCCAGCTTTAGGCACGTGTGTATGTTTTGCGTGTTTGAAAAATATATTACCGCCAATAAAATTTGTTCCATTTAGCTCTTCTTCTGATTCGACTCCATCATTAAGATATATATTTATGCTTACATTACCATGTTTTGGATATTCATTCTTTGGAGGCTTACCGTATTCATATGGTATCTGATCATCGCAGTGTTGACCTATACCTTGGCCATTTGCGTATGTAGCTATGTGACCTGCAGATCTCCACCAGCAGACTGTAGATGCTTCTGTGTATATTTTACAATACTCAACCAATGATTTGTAAGCTAAATCTTCTAAATCATGGATTAGTTGCTGTTGTTCTTCTGTTGGTTTTCTGTCTGAAAGCTTGCATAATGGATCTACGAATCTTTCTGGAGCCATAGATATCGAATCTACATCAAACTTAAAACCAGTTTTATTTAAAGCGTAGCGTTTTCCATCTTCTTCTATATAGGTAAATGTATCTTCTTCTTGTTGCTTCAGCCAAGCTATATAATTATGTAAAAATTCCTGATCAATATCAAAAGCGTCTTCTATAATACATAGGCCGGCTCCAATGTCTTTTGCTTTAAAATCTTTTATAATCATATTAGTAATTTGATCTTGTTATACTGAACTGATCAGAAGACTGATCGTAACCTTTTTCTAAAAGATATTGCCTATAATCTGAGGTTAGCCCAGGCATATAGAGATTAGTTGCTGTTTTTGCTAATTCTATTTCCTTATTCGGGTCAACAACAGATTCATTAACTTCTTTATTTGGGGTTCCGTGGCTATACCAACCAAGATAAGAGTATCTCTCCCCTTCTCCAACTGATTTAACTTCATGAGCTGCCATAAAGTTTGATGGAAAAAATAACAAGTCACCTTTTTTAGGTTTTATATCTATGTCTAAATAATTAAAATAATGATGACCACCAGTAAAATTTGTTCCATCTAATTCTTCCTCTGTATCAACGGATGACGTAAGATAGAAAACATTACTAATAACATTTCTAGTTGCTAGCTGATCTTTTGGAGTCCAAACATCATAAATATAATCAGCACTTACGTCAGAATGACTACCTAAATAGACGCCTTTTTTATACTGAACTATATGACCCTTAACCTTCCACCAAACACATTTATAAGCAAGAGGAAAAAGTTCAAAGTACTTAAACAAATATTGGTCTTTTGATTCTTCAACAAAATCAAATATCTTTTTTATCTTTTCATCACCATACCTATGTATAGCAGAACCTCTGCCTGGCATGCGGTCGACACTTTCCTTTTGAAAAAAATATCCACTTTTATTTAGATAGATTTCATCACCAGTTTCTGGATTGACAGTTGGTGTATACATATCTTGTTTTTCTTTATTAATTGCATCTCTACTAAATTCTCTAACATAATCCCAATCTAGATCTATAGCTGATTCAAAAAGAACAACTCCGCCACCAAGGTGTTTAGGTTCAACATTATTGTTTATCATTTTAATCCTACACTTTTTGTGGTGTTGTGCCACATGGTCCTTCTGGCAAATTTTCGTCTACCGATGATTCCTGCTTTTGTTCTTGAGCTGGTTGTTCATTGGAATCTAATTCAACAGTTTCATGGCTCTGACTATATTGAGCAACGTTTCTACCTTGATAGATTGGGTTCCAACCTGGTTCTACTCCCAATCTTGTAGAGTTAGCATCGTCATATCTAGAATGTGGAGATTTACAATATCTTTCATAATCATCATATATATTGTTTAACCAAACAGGTGGACACCATTCGAAGCTTGCCTCTGGTTCAGCTATCCTGATATTTGCTGGAACATCGTCTGCTCCTTGCCCAAAGAATGTAAGATAACTATATCTTACGCCCTTTCCCATTCTTTCTACGTTATGAGAAGCTACATAATTTGTAGGAAAGAAAATTATATCCCCCCTTTTTGGTTTATACTTTATGCCTAAATGCACAAACTGAAGTGCGCCGCCTGTAAAGTTTCTTCCATTTATTTCTTCTTCTGTTTCTACGCAATCATTTAGATATATTAAAGCACCACATGTTTGACGAGATGCCACCATTCCTCTTGGCATGTATCTAATTCCATTAGTTACTTTATAATTCGTATCGTTATCTGCATGTGTTCCAAGAATCCCACCATCACCATATCTGAGTATGTGACCCCTAGTTTTCCACCATATACTCCCAAGCATTAATGGATAGTAGTCGATGTATTTTAAAAGACCTTTGTATATCTGTTCTTCAAGATAGATAAAAAATTTTTTAACTTCGTCTGGCGTATTTGGATTAACAGGTTGCAGTAGCCTGACTGGAGTTCCTGGTATTTCATCTAACTTATATCTAAAGCCATCTTCATTAATACCATACTCTACACCGTCTTCACCTGTTATATAGTTCCATCTAGTTTTATGCGCTTCTGCTGCGTTTTGATCAATGTAGTCCAAAACTAAAGACTGATCCATATTAAATGCATTTCTAAGTACAACTATGCCAGCGCCTAGCTCTTCTGATTCCATTGCCCCAATTTCATCAATTATTTTTTGATTAATAATTGGAGATACTGGAAATGCTTCGTTGTTTAAATTTTTTGGTTGATTGTTTATTTCATCTAAGTATGACATAAGATTCCTATCCTAAAAGTTCGTCAATTGCTTCTCTAATTGTCCAACCAGCGCCCATTATTCTTGGAATCTCATCAAGTGGCATATCTTGCCAATTGAATCTGGCTACCATTGTTCCTTCACGACTAACTAAAAACTTTTCATAACCATGTGATATTCTAGCAATTGCTTGTCCTGCAAGGTTTTGATTTTCAATTGCTTTATCAGTTTGGTTTGCGCTAAAGTCGGAATAATTTCTTTTCTCATTTCCTTTTAAAGCTGAAAATAAAGGATGTTCGTTTTTTCCGTTAACGTCTACTTTTTGAAAAAATGGAAAGTTTACAAACGAATAATGCTCCTTTATAAATGCTGCTATCTCCTCGTTCGTACCTGGTTCCATTTGGGCAAACTGGTTATTTGGAAAAGCAAGAACAGAAAATCCTCTATCTTTAAACTCATCATGAACTTGTTGCAACTGCCATAACTGGCGACATGTTCTAGCATACGACCAGACCTTAGAGCACTTGGGTTCATAGCCTCCAGCTTTTGTGGACACGTTCACGATAAGGGTTAACTTACCTTTAAATGTAGATAAATAATTTTTTTGTCCGTCTATTGACGTAGCTTCAATATCATAAATTGACATTTTTTTGACCTTTAATATTTAGTTTTGCGTATTCATCTATTGTCAAAATACCAACAAACTTATCTCCAATTACTTCTACACTTACGGAAAGTGTAGCCTTTATTGGCGTATCTACATTTGCTGAAAATGTTAATACATTATTATTAATCTTACCATTAGTAAAAGTTAATGAACCTTTTTCTCCAGTAATAATTCCAGAAATAAATGGCTCAATTGAACTAATGGTAACCTTGCTTGTGCTAATCCCAAATGGAGTAAAAGTAGAAACATCCCAGTTTCCAATAATATCTAAACTAGTATCAATGCTGTTCATGATTTAATTATAGCACAAAAAAAAAGTAGTTGACTATTCATAGAAAAATTGACCAGTTTCCAAAGCTGTTGGAGGGCTATCTTTATGCCAAACATTTACAACCATGACTCTTCTAACTCCAGATACGGGAGCAGTTGTGTTATGTATAACATGACCTGCATCAAATATTATTAATCTATTAGGTTTACAGGCTATTCTCTCTCTTAGCTCAATTGGGACTATCAACGGATCTATATTTATTTTCTCCAATGCTTCTTCGGTATTCTCGGAGACTGCAGTTGGGTGCAGTTCTAGGAATCCGCCTACAACATCATTTGTATGCGGATAGTACACACATCCTATTGCAGGTCCTCTAAATATTTTTTTATCTGCATAGAGGAAAGTGTCCTCATCTACATGAGTTCCTAAATATTGTCCAGGATTGAATGTTCTTGTCCAGTATTCAAAGCCGCAGACTTCCTCAATCGGGAAAGGTAAGTTTTTTTCCCATATTTTTTTTACAACTTTTTTTCTTGGAGTATTTGCTGGTGAATTCCACCAACCATCCCAAAACATATATGGAGCAAAACAGTCTGATTTTTCATCATGGTAACTATTTAGCTCTATTGCTATTCTATCTTCGTTGCCCATAGATACTGGAAAAAAATCTTTTGTTTCTTCGATTTCTTTTAAGATATCTTTATCTTTAATGAAGTCATCTAATATAATCATAGGTATATAGTACTACAATTTCACGGCATACGTAACAGCTGCGCCTGTTGGATTATGGTAAACAGCTGAGTTATCAATATCTTTTAAGACCTGGTGTACTTCATAAATATCAGTAAATATAGATTCATCTTGATACAGTGAATCCATTCCAGTATAGAGCATCATTAGGGTTCCGTTTTTATTTAATCTATCAAAAAATTTAACAGCTACACTAGGATTGTGAATCACATCGTGGAGACTCATGCATATGAAATCGTACGTTGGACCTTGATTTGTTTCAATTTCTTGCATGGTTATGGTGTCGTAATGCCATTCATCTGTTTTAATGAACTGTTCAAATAGATCTAATTGATAGTTGTTTAACATGGTTAATTTTGATCTTTTATTCATTAGATTAGCCAACCCCGTATTAAAAGCGGGTAGTGTCATAAGTGAAGTTTCTGGCTTTGCAGTCAGAAACCCAAACTCATGAGTATTAGCTGCATAGTAATATGCTGGGTTTACATTCCAGAAATGACTATCTTCACTAAAGACATCAAAATACCATATTAGAAAATCCATTCCAACAGCTATTTTTCTTTTATCTAATGATAAAGTTTTAAGATAATTGTTTATTTTCTTACTCTTAGAAATGGAGTCTTTAACGGATTCTATGTCTATGTATTTAATTAACTTAATTAAATTTTCAAAGTAATTCATTTCATAGTTCACGATTAATTGCCCCTAATGCAAGCTGGCGCATATGCCAAAGTCTTCTAATGTTTCCTATTAATGAAATTCTTTGATTTTTTAAGAATAAAAAGATTTGATTTTTTCGCCCGTCTAACTCGCCAGATTCAATTTCCTTTATTGGAATTTGAGTTATGCTTCTAGCAGAATCTATCAATTGATCTATAGAATACGAATCATACTCGTCAATATTTAAGCCGATAAAGCAAACATAAAAAGCTAACTGCTCATCTATATATTCTAAATCTTTTTGTGCGTTATACATCTATATTAGATCTTCTATAGTTGGAGAAAGCGGAAGTATTATATACTTATTTTTATCTGCAAATTCTTTAGTGAGAACATACTCACGAGTAGTTCCGCCATTAGGCATTATTATATTGCCATCTTCTTCCGAGTAAACGGGGACTGAATCATCTAAAGCTTCAGTGAACTCATGTATCGGTTCTTCACTAATTGGTTTAGGATTCACTTATTTTTAGTCTTTCTAATATTTTTTTCTGATCTTCTTTTATATCAAAAGCTTGCTTATAAAGAAGTGAATTATCATCATGATTATTTTCAAGAATATGAGAAAGCTTTTTAACTGATTTAGACAAAGCATCTGCTGCTCTTTTTTTAACTTTATCTTTTTGCTTATCTGTTAAGTTCATATTGATATTATGGTTGAGCTAGCTTTGGCAATCCTTCAAAAGCTGTACCAATTTTCTCACCCTTTTCATTTAAACCTGTTTTAATTCCTTTTGTCCAAGTCCAAGGATTCTCTGTATTATTTTTCATTTTTGCATCACCATATGACCTACGAGCAGTCATTAAATCTGGTTTGTCCCAAAGATTCTCTACGACAATTTCCGTTGATTCTAATAATGTGTTTGGATAAATAGTAAAATGCATTATAGGCATTCCTCCTGGAAACAGGACTGGTTCTCCAACTTTTGTTATTTGCCAGTTCATATTGAATTCGTCTGGCCACCAATAGCTTGGTATCGATGCCGTTAATGGAACTGCACCATCAATAAAATAATTAGGTGAACCAGAAATCCAAGTACTATATCCGTCTTCCGTATTGAATGCCCAACCTGTGGTGAATGACATCATTCCAATGATACTGGGAATTGCAAGCGATCTTCCCTCAAACTTTTCGCCTTCTAGTATCTTAGGAACTGTGTTTCCACCATCCCACTGAACAACAACATCCTGCTGAAGAATCAGTTCCCAACCAGTAACATTTGCAACAGTTAAAGGAAGACATTGGTATGCGTGCTTATTATAGGTGGCATCCATCCAATCTCTATTAAATCGAGACTGTTTTATCTCTGGTGGATTTTGAGTTGTTTTTACTAAAGTTAATTTAGTCATTGTATTACCTTGGTGGCGAATACATTATTGGCTGTGTGCCACCTTTTGATATTCCAACATTTTCAGTGATCTTAGAACCATCAGAGGCGTAGCCTGTAGATTGCTTGTGATTGTTATCATTGTAGTCAAACATAGTTACTGCACTATACTTAATTCCACTGGTCACTTTCAAGGATGCGTGAGCATAAATGTATGTAGATGGGAACATTAGAATGTCACCTTTTTGAGGTTTGAAAGCAATGTTTAGATATGGGAACCAAAGCTCTCCACCTTCATAGTCATCGTTGAAATAGGCAATTGATGAAACGGTGCAAGTATAAGAAAAACCATGATCTGTATGAACCGCAAAATGTTGATCTTTACCATAACGAATAAAGTTAATTGCTTCCATGTATTCCATTTTGAAGTTATATAAAGATTCATAATGATTTAAGCATTGCTTGATCGCTTTTTCTGTATCTTCGTAAACGCTTTTTACTTCTTCAAATTCAGGAGTTAACAATGGCCAATGTGCTGGACTCATTTTTAGATCTACGCAGTCTCTATAGTCTGGCATTTTTTCATTATAGCCAACCATTGCCTCCGACCATTTAAATAGATCGTGAGTGCTGTTTCCAATGGTCTTTTCTAATCTTTCTGGAACGTTTATATCATCCGCAAGCGCACCCCTATAAAGATAGATTCCGAGTTTTGCATTGTCTTCTGGATTTTTGCAAGCTCCTATATGAAAGTATTCCATAATATCTCCGTTCATTTTCTATTTATGATATGATTATTGTACCACAAGTTCGAGCACTAAGGATACCATGTTTGATTCAAGTGATAGTTCATTAGTTTTACCAGGACATTTTGGTTCTTCATCGGACAATATAAAGATCATTAAAAATTTTGTTGAATTAGAAGATTTAAAAATAATACAATCTTTTTTACCTACCATTAATGAATGGATGGACGCTGGAGAGAACACATATGCTGAGGATGGAACATGCACGTATGATGCATCTTACTGGATGAACAGACAGTGTAGCTTTGATATTCTATCTAGAATCAATTTAGATGTTTATAACTTAGTGGATAAATATATTTTAAAAATGAAATATTTTTTAGAAGATAGTTTTAATGTTAAACTTTCTGTTAGACCACCAGTTATCATTAGATGGTTTCCTGGATTGGAGCAGCAACCTCATTCTGATAAGCAGTTAAATGATGGTTCACCAAATCCATTTCCTACTTATGATTTAAATTCATTATTATATTATAATGATGATTTTGAGGGTGGGGAGTTATATTATCCACAACATGATATAATTGTTAAACCAGAGCCTGGTCTTGCAGTCGCTCATCCTGGTGATATCAATTATCTTCATGGCGTCAAGATGGTAACATCTGGAGAAAGATTTACTACACCATCTTTTTATACTATTACTGAATTAGTATAGATAAATTTATTTCCAATTAGAATAACCCACCCTTTTTACGGGGTGGGTTTTTCTATATACTTTACCTACTTAAACGCTGGTGGGAAGAAAGGTGGGAAGAAAGGTGGGAAGAAAGGTGGGAAATAAGGTGGGAAATATGGCGGGAAATATGGCGGGAAATAAGGTGGGAAATAAGGTGGGAAGAACGGTGGGAAGAATGGTGGGAAGTAAGGTGGGAAAAATGGCGGGAAAAATGGCGGGAAGTAGGGCGGAAAGAATGGAGGGAAGAATGGCGGAAAGAAAGGCGGGAAGAAAGGCGGGAAATAAGGTGGGAAGAACGGCGGGAAGAACGGCGGGAAATAAGGGCTGTTAATAACATAGTCAATAGCAGTTCCCAAAGGAACTATTGTGGTATCTGTTAAAGCAGTCACTACCGTATCTAATGTAGTTCCAGTATTTTCTGTATTTGCAGCACCTGGTACTGGGGTTACGTTTCCTACTGTAAATCCAGCTGCAGTAATTGTTGCATTAGCAGTTGCTTTATCAGTTCCGGGCAGCTACTGTTGGCTTAGGAGCTTTTCTATTTTGCTTCTTACCAGTATTATCGGCCATATTACGCTACCAAGTCTCCTAGAGCAACCCATGTATCAGTTGCGCGTTTAATAAGTGTAGCAGATGACCAAGTTGTGCGCAACTTAAGTCCTGGAGTTCCGTTAATTGTTACTCCAGCACCCGCTGTTATTGTACACTGACCGGCTCCAGTTTGTAAAATAGTCAGAGTGGAACCAACTGGAAAGGCTACCGAAGAGTTAGGTGGAACCGTTAAAGTATTAGCTGAAGCATTTCCTACTTCAACTAATTTATTTTTATCAGCTAACACAAGTGTATAAGAAGCTGCTTGAGCATTAATTGTAGTATCGGCTATTTTATTTTGCTCAATTGCGGCAGTTGATGAAACATCAGCATTTGAGATGGTTCCCGCTGGAAGCGTCACTGTTCCAGTAAATGTTGGCGATGCTAGAGGTGCTTTATCATTAAGTTGTGTTTGGATTGCAGATGTTACGCCATTCAGGTAACCAATTTCCGTATCGGAAACATCTGTTACTCGTGCTTGAATCGTTGTGGTATCAACTGACAGCACATTGGATACTAGATTGATTCCACTTCCGTTAGTTATTGTTTGTGCGGCGTTAAACGGGGCGTATGTGATGTTGTCAGTTCCAATAACAATTGGATTTGTAGCACTGTTATTTACATACCCGTACCCAGCGTTGGTATTTCCACCCATAATAAAGCAGAAGTCTCCAGGAGCCAGTTCTCCAGACGGGTTATTGTCAGCGTCTGTTGCTCTTGTGACTACCCAAGGGGCGCTTACGCTACCGACTGCCGTAATGGTGTAAATACCATTTTCTTTTGAATCGGTCTGCGACTTAACAAGGATTCTGTTTCCAACAACTACCGAAGCTCCATCAATAGTACCAATTGAACCATTTGTTGCTTTTGTTAGAGTTGCACCAACCCCAGCAGTTCCGTTGTTGTATGTTCCAGCGAGGTTCCCAGTTGTTGCAGCAACCACTGATTCATGGAAGTGAACACCAGAAGAAATGTTATCTACATACTGTTTAGTAACTGCCTGAAGTGCTGATGATGGGTCTGCAGCAAGTGTCACCGTTCCAGTTGCAGTAATGTTTGCAAAAGTAACAGAAGCATTTGTTGCAACTGACTGTCCAATAGAAATTGTAGGAGTTGTTGTTCCGCTAATTGTTACTCCCGTTCCTTCTGTTATTGAAGTAACTGGAGCAGTACCGCTAGAAGCTGCTGTAAGCTGACCTTGTGCGTTTACTGTGACGCTAGCATATGTATATGCACCTGCAGTTACTGCAGTGTTTGTAATTGCAACTGATGCGCTAGAACCCTC